CATTATCAGCAACCTTTTTATCCTTTTTAGCAGCAGTAGTCTTGCGTTTTTTAGGCACAGTTTCTTTTGGGTTAGGTGTAGTATTCATTTCAGTTGGTATATGATTAGTGTTAGAATTAGATGTAGAACTCATAATAAATGATACCTTAATCTAGTGATTATTTAATATTAATAACATGTATTTAATATATTTCAATTTTTTATTTATATTAAAATTTATATTAAAATTTATATTAAAATTTATATTAAAATTTATATTAAAATTTATATTAAAATTTATATTAAAAAAATAAAAACTAAACATTAAATTCAGATAAAGATAATTTACTGTAACGTCGTGGTTGATTATTAATCATTGGTTGATTATCATTCAAACTCTCCTTCATATTCATATTTTGTTTATAAAAATCATTGAAATCTTCATCCATAGTATCCAAATGTTTATCAAACCCCATTAATTTTTCTAATATATTACCACCGCTTTTTTCAGGGTCAATATAATTATGTGGTAAACAAATATTACACCAATTATTAGTTGATGCTGTTGTTGATGAATGAGAATTAGTATTTTTTATATTACCATTAGCACCAGCATTACCATTAGCACCAGCATTACCATTAGCACCAGCATTACCATTAGCATTAGCATTACCATTAGCACCAGCATTACCATTAGCACCAGCATTACCATTAGCACCAGCATTACGATTGCTATTAGAAGAACAAGAGCAGCAGGAAGAACAAGAATGAAATAGTCTAACACATTCGTTTAATTTAAAGCGTATCCAATGTTTCTGGCGAAGTTTTCCGTTAATGATTTCCTGTTGGAACATGCGGTCGATCATTGAAAAGGCGGTATTCAAGAAAAGCAAGGTATGAATAATATGTTTTTTCTGTTTAAACAAAAAAGAATAGCGGGCGTTATGAATAGGATTCATATTATAATTATTATAATTCGCCTTTTTCTGTAAAGCGTTTAAGAACCGCAATTCATTCTTTAAATTTTTAAGACTAGTTAAAGTTTTAGATTTATAATCGTCTATTTTTTTAATAATAGAGAAGACATTTGTATTATAAATAATTGGGTATTTGTAGCGGATAGTGCGTGGAATAAGGAACTGATTTGTTTCTTTAATTTCGGATATTTTTTCTTCGATACTTTTAATATTTTGCGCCATTTCTTTAATAAAATTCCGTTCTATTTCTTGTCGTTTAGTAAATAAATTATTTGTATAAATGCGAGTTTCTTTCGTAATCCATTTTTTGCGTTTTTCAGGGGAATCCTCAGCGCAAGTATATTTCAACAATTGTTTTTGTTCCTGTAATTGGCGTAATATATTATCGGAACTTAATAAAGGGTCGCTGAAAAGAAGGACTTGTCCAGACTGGAATTCGACATAAGTTTGGAGTTTATCGTATTTATGGGATGATATTTTATGGGCTTCGGAAGCAGCATCGAGTTTTAAATAATTAATAATAGATAAAATAAAAGCAACAAAGGCGGAAATACTGGAAATAATTATATTACCGTGTCCATCCTGGTTACTGAGAGGTCCTTGAATAACGCTGACTAGGGCAGATAAAAAAATAGCAGGCAACATTAATGAATTAAGGAGACCGACCGTATAAGAGCGTGCTTCCATGTAAATAGTTTTTTGACCCTTCAAATAACTGGCGAGGATATCTAAGGCGGAAGAATAGCGGTGAACCGTATCTTGTTCGTATGATTTATTAAACTGAGTTTTGACTTCATTATAAGATATTTTTTTATATTTTACCCGGTTCATATTAATGTTACTATTTGCGAGGGAACTATTACTTTCAATTTCATTACTTGCGTTCATATTGCCATTTGCGTTCATATTTACATTTGCATTCATATTCGCATTCATATTTGTATTCCCTTTCCTGCCAGCAGCACCGCTCACGCCAGCAGCACCGCTCACGCCAGCGTTTCGATTGTTATTATTATTATTATCATCCATATCTTCTTCTTCATCATTTTCATAATCATCATCATCACTCTCATTATAATCAGTATCGCTTGGTTCGCTGCCGCACCAACTATCGTTAATATCAGAATGATGATCTGTGTCTTGTGTTAAAGATGATAATTGTGTAAATTTGGTTAAAGGGATAAAAGTATTAGGACCGCCACTTGAAACATTTGAACCATTTGAAGGTGGCGGTGGTGGATTAGAAAATGAACTACGTGGAGTTTTATTATGATTATTATGATTATTATGATTATTATGATTATTAGAATGATTATTTTTATTATTATTTTTAACAGATTTATGAATATGATTATTATGATTATTAACAGAAGTTTGTTCATGACTATTATTTTCTTCGGTGACGATGATGGTCTGTTTCTCACCAACTAATATATTATCATTAGCATTGCTATTAGCATTACTATTAGCATTACTATTAGCATTACTATTAACATTATCATTAGCATTATCATTAGCATTACTATTCGCATCATGAATATCAATAATTATAGAATTTTGTGATAAATCGAGATGATTCATTTATAATATTATAATGAATAAGTTAGTTAGTTAGTATTAATATAATAAGTATTAATAGAATAAGTATTAATAGAATAAGTATAATTTAATTTAAATAAAAATAAATTAAATTATAATTATATTTTATAATGAGTAAAAAGACGCAAAAAAGAAATAGCACACAAAAAAGAAATAGCACACAAAAAAGAAAGAATCCATGGGCAGGATGGTCAAGAGTAAAACCGACAAAAAAAGAAAGAAAATTAATGAAACATAAATGTGGAGATAAATGTTTTTTAGGACCGAATCAAAGTTTTCCTATATGTACAAAAAGGACCTGTAAAATAAATAAAAAAGGCGTATGGGCAGCGTATGTAAGAGCACGGCAATGGAGTTCTAAAACAAATAAAAATAAAAAAAATCAACATCATATAAAATATAAAAATACAAAGCGCAATAAAAAGGTAGCAATCAAGGCAAAAAAACTACTAAAAAAGTTATAAGAAATAAATAAGTGAAGTAAGTAATAATTAAATAATTAAATTTAATAATATATAAAATAATATACAAAAGTATTAAAAGTATAAAAAGATAAAAATAAATAAGGATAATAATAAATAATGATTCCTAAAATAATTCATCAAATATGGATAGGACCAAAACCAGCACCGACAAAGTTTATGGATACATGGCGTGATAAAAACCCTGATTTTGAATATATACGATGGAATGAAGAAGAAATAAAAAAACGAAATCTAAAATTAGAATGTATAAATAGAATAAATGAAATGGAAGAAATAAATGGGAAAGCAGATATAATAAGATGGGAAATATTGTATGAATATGGTGGTGTATTTTTAGATGCGGATTCAATATGTATAGAACCAATTGATGATATTTTAATGAATACACCTTGTTTTTCTGGATGGGAACATGAACAATTAAGAAAAGGTTTAATTGCGACAGGAACGATGGGGTTCCCTCCAAAACATCCATTAGTAAAAAACGCAATTCAGTGGATAAAAATGAATAATGTTAATGTTCGAATAACCAAACAAAGAGCATGGCAGACGGTTGGACCAGGATTATTAACACGAATGTATAATACGGGAAAATACAATGAAATGAAGATATTTCCATCATATACATTTTTACCGATACATTTGACTGGTAAAGAATACCAAGGGCATGGTAAAATTTATGCGTTCCAAGAATGGGGTTCCACAAAACAAAATTATGAAATAATGAATTCATTAGAATTGCCACGACAATTTTTAACTCCACCAAAAGAGAATAGTGTTTCAATCTTAGTATCAAGTTTAAATACAAAAGCAAGTTATTTACAAGAATGTTTGAATTCTATAAAACAACAAGTAGGTAATTTTAATATAGAATTAGTATGGATAAATGATGGTTCAGATGAAATAAATAGTAAAATCTTAAAAAAGATGTTAGAAGAATTTGAAAAAACAACGCGGTTTACAAGAGTTGTATTCTCAGAGAATGATGGAAATAAAGGAATAGGATTTACATTAAATCGTGGAATACACATGTGTAGTCATGAAATCATTATTAAGATGGATAGTGATGATATAATGGTGCCTACGCGTATTCAGAAGCAGATTACATATATGACTGAAAATCCAAGAGTAAAAATATGTGGTGCACAAGTTCGAATGTTTGATGATAAAGGAAATAATCGTGGTCTATCCAATCATCCATCCATTTCATGGGAAGAATATAAAGCAAAACCGAACCATTGGTTTATAAATCATCCGACAGTATGTTATAGAAAATCGGCAGTATTGGAAGCAGGAAATTATGATGAAAATTTGAAACAAATGTGTGAAGATTTTGAGTTAGAACTACGAATGTTAAAAACACACGGATATATTTATAATTTTCCAGAACCTTTACTCAATTATAGGTTACATGATAAGCAAGTAACATATAATGGAGGTGAAGGAGGTAGAGATAAGTGGAACAATATTAGAATGGGTATAATAAATAATTTAATTTAAAACATACCAACATGTTGCAAATGTTACTAACATATATAATAATAAATAACAGTATTTTATAATTATATAGTTTGATGAATAAAATGTAATTATATAATTAATATTTATTTCTTATTAAATAAATAATATTTCTTATTAAAGAAATATTATTTACTATTAAAGAAATATTATTTATTATATTATAAATGAAGGTTTTAATACTAGATTCATCGTTCCATATTAAGAATAAAAATGGATTAATATTAGTATTGAATTATTTACAATATAAACATCATTTTGGAAATATCAATGATATATCGAATTATGATGTAATTTATTCTCCAAATTATCCATTAGACCCATCGAAATATCCATCAAAGAAATTTATTTTTGGACCACATTTTTCTGTATTTCCTAACCATAAAATAAATTTATTAAATAATAAATATAATAATGCTATTTATATACACCCTAGTAAATGGGCGGCAGATGTATGGATTAATATGGGAGTTAAACATATTCCTGTTAAGTTTATGCCATTTGCAGTTAACACAAATATATTTTCACCATCCAATGAAAGTAATAGAAATTCTGTCTTTATTTATTTTAAAAGTAGAAAAACAGATGAATTAAATTTTTTAAAAAATTTCTTAAACCAAAGAAATATTGAATATAAAATATTTGATTATAGAAGCAAATATCCAGAGGAAGAATACATAAATTATTTGAAAAAAAGTAAATATGGAATATGGTTAGGAAGACATGAAAGTCAAGGATTTGCTCTCGAAGAGGCATTATCTACCAATATTCCACTACTTGTATGGGATGTTACCTCAATGAATCAAGAGGAAGGATATAATTATCCAGATATATTCGGAACAGTTATACCATATTGGGATGATAGATGTGGCGAATTTTTTTATGAAAAAAAAGATTTTGAATCTAAATATATGGAATTCATAAATAAATTGAATACATATGAACCTAGACAATTTATTCTAGAAAATCTTTCCGTAAAAAAATGTGGAGAATATTTAAAAGAACTTATTGATAATATATCAAAGTAAATTTCTTTCAGTTAAATAAATATATAATTCTTCCTTAGATAATGGATTTATTTTACTATTATAATCTATTAACTTATCGCAACAAATTATTTCTTTAAAATTAAATATACTCTTAATATGATAATATGAATTTTTTTTGATAATTCTTCCA